AGTAGATAATTGACAATCATTAATATTAAATGGGCCATTTGTAGCATTAAGATTAAAATTCACATTTCGAACAACAGCCGAAGTATTAGCCGGGCCATAAGCACCAGTTCCACCACCAGCAGGAACAACAACACCAGCACTTTGAGATGATTGGATTGCATTATAAGGAGTTTGAAGATTAAATAGAACATTAATTGTTTGAAGTCCATAAAGTCCAACACTTGACATTTCTTTAGGTTCGTAGTAGTTAAATGGAGATAGGGCAAGTGGCTCAGTCGCACGAATAGAGCAATAAAGAGTTACTAATCCGGCGGCAAATTGAGCCCCACCAGTAAAAATAGTTGGAACACCATTATTAAGAGCTAAATACACAGCATTTGCTCCAACTGGCCCCTGAATCAAATAACCATTAGCAGTTGCATCAGCATAAGTTACACAGTTAATAAGAGCATTACCTGCGGGATTAGTAATAACAGTTCCAAGGAAAGCACCATTTGGAACATATGCCTCAACAGTATTAGAATAAGAAGATGTAGGATTTGAAATAGTTCCAACACCATTCGAGTTATCAAGATAACGATCAAGAGCAGTTGGAGCAGTTCGGCTTTTAAGAGCTTTAGAGCTATCAACAAGTCGGAGAACTTGAGGAAGTAGTTCAGCAGAATTTAATGTAAAATTACTATCATTAATAGTTGCTTGAACACTTGCAACACTTGCCGATTGGAGTGGCCACGCACAAGGCGCCCAATCTGAGCCAAGATTTGCACCGACTAAAGCAACAACACTATTAATAGCAACAACAGGACTATAAACTTGAAATTGTAGAAACATATTATAATTAACTTCAACCATTCGATCAAGTATAACATTAGGGCTAGGGGCTTGAATATTAAATTGTAATTGACTTGAAGTAGCACTAGTTGCAGTAAATCGAGTCGTAGAAACACTATTCCCGCCTTTATAGACACCAAATTGAGGATGTTTTTGGACTAGTCGAGCATCATAAACACCAACTTTAGAAATTTCAGATGACATTATATATATTATTAAACTATATTTTTTTAATTTATTATTTAAAATACTATATTATTTATTTTTTTCGTCTAAACATCATCTTCATACTAGCACTACTATTCGGAGGCATCGTTAAAGGATATAATTGTCCATCATAACGACATTTCCAATAAACTTGAATATCAACCTGTCTAATTTCAGTTTCACCTATAATACTTTCAATTCTATATTCTCCACTTGGAACATAAAGAATACCTGTCTTCCATTGTTCTGCACCTCCTTCAATAGTAATATCTGTAATAATTGGACTATTAGCACTACTACTCGTTGATACATTACTTACATTACTTTCACTGGTAAAAAATAATGGTTCGCTAATCTGTTCAGAATTAATTGGTAATAAAGCACTACTAAATACGATACTTTCAATTGGAGTCCATATTTTGCTAACACTTTCCCAATCTTGAGTTAATATAGTATATATTGTTCCACTATCTGTATAAGTATTAGTTCCTAAAACATCATAACCAACAATTTGTGTAGTGGCTTCTGGAATTGTCACACCAAAAGTTGGATTAACATATCCACCATAAGTAAATGTTGATGAAAAATTATTTAATAAACCATTTAATGCAGGATTGAAAAATAATAAATAAAATGGTTGATCAACTGTTTGATTTATAAATTTATTTTGTTGTAAATATATACTAAATAGTTTAGTTGATGGATTCCAACTTATAACTGGAGGATTAGCATCAGTATCACCTAAACTTGATACAACTGTTGCCATTGCAGTTGCCATTTGTGCATTTATTAAATTAATAAAATGAGAATATGTATAAACATAATAATAATCAGTTAATAAATCTTGTCCAACTAATGGAGGTTTAGGAAGTTGAGCATTTAAAGTTTCTGGTGAATATTCAATATATTTAGTTTGATAATAAGCAACATCTCCATTATAACCAAGAATTGTAAAAGCATATGTTGTTAAATTAATATCACTTTGTCCTAATTGAATTTTAGGAACAAATAATGGTAAATCACCAGTAGCAGAAACTGCAAATCTAACTACTGAAAATTCATAATCATTTGCAGGTGATGGAACAATTGCACTAGCACGAGTTTCATTAAATCGAATTGCAGGATCTAATCCATTATTGCTTTCAGTATTATTAACAATTTGTAAATTATAATAAATAATATCAGGACTACTTGACTTTCCAATATAACTATAATTTGAAAGAGGTTTTAACATCTATATATTATAACTACATATTATTTTCCAATTATATTATATGTAATTTGAGTTGCTAAATTATCAGGTGTTATTTTTGAATTATCAATATAATCTTTAAATTTATCTGGAGATAACTCTTGATTTAATAGTCTTAATATCACCCATCTACCACATTCATTATTTCCACCTTTATAACTTTGGAATTTATATGGATTATATTCAATTGTATAACCTTTCTCAAATGCTTTTCTTAATAATCTTATTAAATAGTTATCTTTTTCATTAAATCTTCTTAAAATTGCAACACTAAGCCAAGATTTATCACCATTTTTTCTATCATCTGGTTTTAATCCATAAGAATCAAACCAACTTATAACTTTTCCATTTTCTCTCTTAAAACAACACGTCCAATGACCACTATTTTCATTTTCAGTTAAAAATAAACAAACAAATCGCCCATTTTTATCAAATATATTATTAATATCATCATAATGTTCTAATTCTGGATATGTTATTATTTTAACACCATTTAAAGCATTTTGTATATCCTCATCACTTAATGCATATTTTTCAGCATTTTTTAAACTTTTACCTCTTAAAATCATTTATATTATTATGTTATATAAAATATTAGTTAAATATATATGATAAGTGATACAATTTTAGTTCTAGTTGTAACAACTTCTGCTTTATTAGTTGGTTCAACTATTAAATTGGCATTAAAATTATGTTATAGTTCAAGATGTAAAAAATTTGAATGTTGTGGATTAGTTAATATTGAAAGAGATACAGCTAGAGAAGTTAATTTAGATCCTAGTGAATTTCAGACACCACAACAACCACAAACTAATTCAATTTAATAAATTCTAATATAAATATATATGTATGAATTACACGCTATTATAGTTAAGAAACCAATCACTAAAAATGAATTAAATAAAATTCATCATCAATTTATAAATGATTCTAAACATTTCATAAGAGAAACAAAACAAAGTTATAGATTAAGAAACTATCCAAAAACATATTTTAAAAAAGATTCTTTTCGAACTAAAATTATTAATGATAAAATTAGTTTAATTTATGGAATTTTTAACTAACAACATCAAAAGCAAATTTATTAACATTTATTGTTCCTTGAATACTTGATGCATAATGTCCTGCATTACTTCCAGATGAAAATACATTATTATAAAATATATATGGTAATGGAGTGTCAGCAGTATTATAATTTATACAATTTTGTCCTCCAGATGTTCCAAATAATGAAAAACTAGAATTTGCAATTGATAATATATTACCAGTTGATAAATAAATACCACAGCTAAAATTTGGTGAATCAGCCGATTTTGAAGTCGTTGATGTATAACTTATTAAACAATTATTAAATACAAATGGATTAGTTGAATTTGAACTGGATATGTAAATTATTGGTGATACAGTTGCAGAAGATGAATCATTTTCGAATAAACAACTATTACATTGCCATAATTGAGAATTACCATCTAATAATAATACATATTGTGCATCACCTCTACCAGTTAAATCATTATTTAATAAATAAGTAGCTCCACAAGATAATTCAATAATTGGGGCAACATCAGTATTATGTTTTCCATTAAATACACAATTTTCAATATATGTTCGATGATCTAAAGATTGAATTGAATTTTGCCATAAACAAGATGATGCATATATATAACAATTTTTAATATTAAGTGTATGTGTATATTGTGTTGAATCTGTTATTTTACCACCAATTAATAGATTAAATATACTAACAGAATTATTATTAATATCAGTTCCAGATAATAAATTAATACTAATTGTTCCATCAATTTGATTTTCAAAATTAACATATCTAGATGGTGTTTCACCCAATAATGTTATTGGGTATGATATTGATAAATTTTCACTATAAGAACCATAAGTTATATGAACACAACGAGTAATTCCATCATTATATGTTGCAGTATTAGCAACATTAATAGCATTTTGAATAGTTAAAAATGGTTGAGTTTGAGAACCAGTATTTGAATCATCACCATTAGGTGAAACCCAATAATCATATGATGGTCGTATAGTTAAATTTGAATATACTTCACCACTTAATGAATTAATTTCAATTGTTAAATTATTTACACTTGTATCAACTACAGATTCAAAACTATAAAAATTAGTAGATAAATCTAAGATTTCACCAGCAAAAACATTCAAACTAGGATCTCTTGGAGGAACATAAGTATAAAACGCTCCAGATAGTTCTTGTAATTCTACACTAACATCATAAATTTTAGTATTAACATTAACAAAACTAGCATC